CTCGGCATGGTTAACGTGACGGTGCCGACCTCCGCGTCGTCGTTGTAGGTCACCCCCGAAATTGAGATCTCGCCTGAAGAGCCCGCTGAGGAGCTCGTGGCGCCGTAGTAAGCGACCAGTGCCTGAACCTGTATTTCGTCGCCTGGAGAGACCGCTAGGGGCTCGGAAACCGCTGTCTGGTTAGTGCCGTTGGCCAACACCTGCGCACACGGCTCGTCACCCTGGCCGTTGCCGGATCCGGGGCCGTTCTGGCTGTTCCACACCCAGGTGCCGGTGACCGTCCACGGCGAGAGTTCCAGCGGGTACTCGAAGTCGGGGTTCTGAAAGACGTACGGACTACCGGAGGTGGTCAGCGGGCCGGTCGTCTCCTGGGTGATGTTGTCGTAGACGAACGTGGTGGGGTCGTAGACGGTGTAGTTGAAGCTGGCCGGATCGTTGCCTTCGATGTAGCTGCTGACGTAGGCGCTCACCTCGTTGAGTCCGGCAAAGTAGGCCATCGCCGCGTCCAGGGTCGCGCTGGAATTGGTGTACCGGTGTACGCAAGTGGTGGTGAACCGCAGACGGGTCGCGGTCGACGGGGCCCGGGTGGTCACCGTGCTGGTATTGGTCAGCGCGTTCATGGTGGCCGCAGGCATCTTGAGATTGGCCCCGGGGAACAACCACCAGTCCTGGGCCTGAACCGGCAGGACGTTACTGGAGCTGGTCTGTACCGCCGGAGTGAATGAAGAGTTGACGGAGGTAGCCGTCGATCCAGCAGTCGAGGGCTGCAGGCCTTGCAATGTGCTCGTCTGGGAAGAGATGGTCGTCAGCGTCTGCCCGGCCAACTCGGTTGGGTTGAGGAGCTTGCGGTTGTACAGCCACGGGCTGTTGGCCTCCTGTCGGTAGCTGTTGGCAAGATTGGCCTGGGCGGTGTTGGGTAGGGTGGTCGACGTGGTTCCGGGGCCGGTGACCACCTGGACATTCTGCTGAACCTGGCCCCAGTTGGCGTTGATCGCGTTCTGGATGGTCTGGGGGTTGAACCAGTTCACCGAACCGGCACTGGAGGTCAGGACGTCGGTGCCCAGGGTCAGCATGGACGACGACGCTCCGGACTGGGTGGTGGAGGCGGTCGAGAGCACCGACGGCGGGAAGGTCTGGTAGTTGATGGTGATTCCCTGGTCATAGACCGGATAGGGCTCAGCAACCAGGTTGGTGAATTCCAACTTCAGGAAACTCATCCAGATCTTCTCGGGCAGATAGAGATTGCCCTTCTCGCAGGTGTAGTTGGACAGGATCGGGGTCCAGGTCTTGGAGTCGTACCAACTGGTGTCCGAGCCGCCAATCGGGAACTCCTGGGAGGTCCAGTCGACGGCGAACATTGCGTTGTCCAGAGACGTCGAGGGGTACTGGCCGTAGCTGTTGGGGGCGACCGGAGCCGGGTTGGCGTAGATGACAGCAGCGGCCTGGAAGGCGGCGCTACTGGTCGACCAGGGCTCTTGCTTGATCACGGTCGCGGTGATCAGTCCGTTGAAGTTATCGTATCCGGCGTTGCCGTCCAGGCAGATCTGGGAGGGTAGTGTGCTGGCGCTCTGGGTACCGGCGCCGACCACCGTTGACCCCTGAGAAGTCACTGAAATGTAGACCACCGGTGGGCCGTAATTCCAGCCGACCACGATCTCCAGCGGAACGTTAGCGGTGATGGCCGGGCTCAGTGCCTGGTGGTAGCTGTGGCTGGTGGAGCCGTTGGTGATCTCCAGGGTGATGTACCCCGCGCCCACGTCGTAGTAGACGATCGGGTAGTAGCTGGTCGACCCCTCCGGCGGGGTGGTGGTCCACAGCAGCACATTGTCTTCGGGTGCAGATCCGGCCGAGAAGTTCGGGGTCCACTCGATACCGATCCACACCGGCTCAGAGATCAGAGGACCCAGCGCGATCGGAAACAGCGCCTCTGATGCGGTGGTGCTGGTGGAAACCAGACCTACCCCCTGAGTCCAGTTGACGTCGACCTCGGTGGTCGGCGGCAGCGGGTTGGGGTTGATCACCAACGTCCCCTGGCTGGTGTCGTTGCTGTAGTAGAGGTTCAGCGCGGGCCCGGCGTAGACGGGGTCGATGGATACGGTGTCGACTAGCTGCGGGCCCCCGGACGCATCGCGCATGTCCAGCTCCAGGTACACCACCCCGTTGGGATCGGGACACGGGAAGCTCTTCCAGAACACGTTGGCGTTATCGGCAAGGACGTTGGAGGCACTCCAGCTCTTGACCGAAGAAACCACGGTGTTGCCCAGCACGTCCTGCTGGGTCTCGATGGCCTGGGTGGTGTCGTTGAGGGTGAAGACGTTGCGCCGCAGCATCGCCTCCTTGAGGCCCACTACATAGGGCTGGTTGCCGGTCTGGGGATCGACGTTGCGCACGAACCGGAACTGGACGGCCTTGGCGACCACCGGATAGATCTCGGACTCGTAGGAGTACCAACTGGCGGTGGCCGAGTAGGTCATGTTCAACGAGATCGGCGAACTGTAGTCATCGGTCATCTGGACCCAGTTGTTGTTGCGGTCCTGGTACCAGACACTCAGGGTGCAGGGCACGCGCAGGATCTGGAACGAAACCTGGTCAACAGTCATCGGCAGCTTGAAGTTGACCGTGATGACCTCGGTGGTGCCGTCAGACCCTGGGCGCGGCTGGGAGAACCACTCACGCGGGGCCCGGTTCTGCTGGACCTGCGGAGTATTGGGGTCGTTTTGGGTGTTGCTGATGATGCTGGCCAGGATGTTGAACAGGCCCAGGGGGATGGTGAAGTCGTAGTAGAGCCCCGAGAGCAACGACAGGCTCCCGGCGGTCAAGGTGGTAGCGGTGGCAGGCATTTAGCTCCGAACGAAGGTCACGGGGTTATTGACCTCGGTGGCCGAGGACTGGATCGGGCGGTTGCGGAAGTTGTTGTAGCTGATCGTGGAGTCTCGGCCGGGTGGGTTGTAGGAGATGGCGTACTCGGGCAGGAAGATGATCGAAGTGGTGTTGGCCTGGGCTACTGGCAGCTGGTATCCGCTGGTATTGGCGGTGCCTCCGACCGACTCGATGATCGCGATCTGGGCGGTGATGTAGGCGCCCTGAGAGATCCAGGGGAACTGGTAAGGGGTGCCGTCGGGGTTGAGCGCCGGGGGGTAGCTGGGGTGGATACCATGCTGGCCGCCGGGGTAGTTGTCGGGGCTGTCGGCCAACGGCCACGCAGTAAACGCGGTCGAACTGCTGGTGGTGGTGAAGGCCTGGTAGTTCGGTGCGCTCACCACCGTGTCAGAAGTGTCTCCGGCCGCGATGGTGCCATACGTCACAGAATCAATCGGAGAACGGGCCCCGCCACCAACCAGATAGTAGAATTCGTACTGAGCGCACATATTGAATTGGGAATAGGGGGCTATCTGTGGATCCGTTTGAGCGGCGTACAACCATTGCTCGGTCGGGAGTAGGTCAATGGGAAGCTGATCTGCGGTGGGTAGTTGTGACATTACGGGTGTGGCCGTCACCGTTTTGGTTATTTCAAAGTACGTGGAACTTGCACAAGCACTTGCGATCGGTACCGGGTCTAAGACGGCCAGCCCCTCAGTATTGATCGTGACGACGGTATCGACCGGCATCACCCGGGCGAGCATGTCGCGCAGTAGCTTGAATTCGGGCTGGCTCAGCGAGGACTTCAAGGGCTGAACCACGACTTCGTTGCGCGAATCTGCCCGGCCCAGCGACTCGGTCAGGCCCATGCTGTCCAGGTATCGCCAGACCTCGTAGACATTAGCGTCACAGCTGCAGGCGGCCTGGGTGATCAGCCGGATTGCGTCGGCCACCCCGCCCATCCCGCACGCGGTCCAGAAGTTCTTGATACGGGCTCTGTACCAGGCGTCCTGGATGCGGATCGAGTCCCACTGGTCGCTGTCGAGCAGGTCGGTGGAGGTGTTGGCCGAATAGCTTTCGGCGGGACTGCGGGGCAGGAAGCCGATGTTGCCGAAGAAGTAGTCCAGGTCCGATCCGTAGGTGGTGTTCAGGTCACCCTGCAGGGTGTTGATGAAGTTCTGGTTCAGCAGCGCTCCGGCGCCGGTAGACCCGCACAGCGCGTCCACAATCCGGTAAATGTAGGACGAGCTACTGGTGTTGTAGACGTCGGTGTCGAAGTCCTGCATCAGGCTGCCGGTAGAGGCGCCGATGAAGTACGGGAATGGATTGTTAGCGATGGTTACGTCCCCAATCCGCCGATACTCGGGGCCTGCAGCATGATGGTGTTCTGGTAGACCGACAGTTGGTTGTCGTTGAGCACGAAGTCGGTGGTGTAGGTCGCGGCCGGTTCGGCATCGGTCGAGTGGTTGAACACTTGGATCCCGTAGTCGTCGGCGTTCTCAGCCTCGGTGGTGACGTGGACCTCGTTGACGCCGAGCACCTGCTGACAGGCCGCTTCGAGCTGACTGAAGATGACCGGGTTACCGAACCCGAGCGTCTGGTAGAAGATCTGCATCCGGTTGACGATGCCGGTGTTGGTGGTCGAGATCGCGTAGTTGCGGCTGTATTCGACGGTCAAGCAGGTAGTGATGTACTGGTAGTCGGCGACGTGGTTCAGCACGTCGGTGCAGATTTGCTTGGACGAGTTCATCACTGCGTCCAGGAGCTGCGGGACCTGGTTGTAGGTGTAGTTGAGTACCAACTGGGTGCCGTTGCTGGGCCCTGAGGAGGCCCACTCGATACCCGAGGTCTCTAGCTGGCTGCCCTGGTTGGTGGTGGTGTCCTGGACCAGCCAGTAGTGGGTGTTCTGGGTGTACACGGTAGCGCCGACGGTGATGGTCGACGGGAAGGTGATGATCGGGACGTTGCCCAGCCTCATGAATCGGTTGGTGGAGGTCGGTGTACCGCCGGGCCCGACCCGCTCGAAGTTGCCGGTGTAGAGGGCCGCGCTGGAGCTGGTGGAGAAGGTAGTGGAGGAGACCACGCACGTCTCAGTGACCGCGAACGGACCCGAGCCGTCGACGAAGATGTCGACCTTGTTGGTGACCGGCGGGCTGGCGGCCGGGTTGTTGCGACTCGACTGGGTGGTGTACTGGAACTCCAGGTTGACAACGTCACCGGTCAGGCTGGCTAGCGCACCGCCGCCCTCGGTGGTGAACACCGGTGAGGCGCCCGAGGACAGGCTGTAGTCGTCGGTGGGAGAGTAGAAGACCTCGCTGGAGGTGCCCAGGTTGTTGAAGCAGCTGGTGCCGCCCGGCCACACGTATTTGACGTCTGAGGTGACGTCCAGGGTCAGGGTCGACTCGGGCACCGCGATCTGGGTCGAGTACAGGCTCACCGGCCCGTAGACCACCGCACGGGCCACGTTGTTGTTCTGCAGAGCCAGGTTGATGAACCAGTCGGAGGTCCCGGCAATGTTGCGCAGCAGGGTCGACATGAACCGCTGCCGGAGCTGCGAGTCGGTCTCGGCGTTGGTGCCGCCGGTCATCGCGGCCAGATTGGTCACGGTGGAGGCGCCGACGGCGGCCGACTGGCTGGAGATCGAGTCGGGAGGGACGTTGCCGGTGGTGCCGGTGGAGGTGCATTGCACCGGGATCGACACAGTAGCCGAACCGGCGGTGAGCACCACCGCCTGAGTCGAGGAGTAGTAAAGGGTGGTGGTCACTCCGGCAAGACCGGGGGTGGTGTAGAACTGGCTGCCCGACGGGATGGAGATGTTCGTCGCGCTGGTGTTGCTCATCGTCAGGGTGATCGTTCCGGTGGCTGCGGTCCCTTGCAGGCGACCGAAACCAAAGATCCCGACGAACTGGTCCAGTTGCAATCCGGACATCGTATTGATGTCCATCATGCCGCCAGTCAAATACTGGGACACATAAGCGGCCGAGATCTGGGTGGCGCAGGCGTCGATCAGGTGCCGTTCGGGGGTGCCGGTCGCACACGAGAGCTGGGGGGCGGTCTGGGCGAGGGTAGCCAATATAGATTGGCTGACCTGTGATGGGGTGGCAGACAATTTAGCCTCACAAACTCGAAGGCGAGATATTGACCACCGCAGTGCTCGCCGGATTAGACACCTGAATCGTAACGAACATTGTGTCATACGTGACGGTCGGTGAAATGGAATCAATAGAGTATGGCAATTCTTCTAGTGCGAAGTTGTTCGGATTAGCTTGGAACATGGCGTAGACCATTGATTGGTAATTGTTCAGCACTCGCATGATCTCGTTGTAGGCATTGGTCTGCGAGTTAGTGGGGCTGGTCATCGGCGTACCGATCATATTTTGCAGGACCGACCCAAATGTCGGGTGCATCCGGTCGGACCCGTACCGGGTAAGCAGCCAAATTTCCATATCTTGCTGTAGCTTGGAGGTGCCGAATACGATCTGGCACTCATTCCCCTGCACAGACAGGTCGCCATTCTGAAGCATCAACGAGTAGGTCAT